CCAGCCGGAGCCTCCAGTAGAGCGCCTCCGCAATGGCGTCGATGTCGCTCTCCTGGCGCACCTCGAAGGTATTTCCGGTGATGGTCACCTGCGCCCCGCCGCCCTGGTCGGCCTGCCGGGCCTCCCGGGCAGTGAGCACCCGCTCCCCCTCGTGGAGCAGGGCGGCGTACCCGTCGTAGGGCACCCGCTCCAGCCCGGCGGCGTGCGAACGCCATACGCCGTCCTCGTCGTAGTAGCCGCCCCGCCGCCAGTTGCCGTACCGCCGCTCCTCCACGGACAGTCCGGTGGTAGTCTCCGACCCGGTCCCCACCAGTGCCGATGCCATTCCCGCCGCCAGACCCTTGCTGTACTCCTGGCTCTTGCGGTATCCGGCGTCCCAATACGCCTGATTGGAGCTGGCGTCGTCCCGGATTGCTGCCGCCAGGGCCAGCTCCGACTCCAGCGCCAGTTGTGCCCCCTCTGATGCGTTGTACTCGTTCATGCCCTGCACCTTGGCCTGCATGATCAGCCGTCCCATCTCGGCGGCGTCTCCCTCAGCCTGGGCCTGCTGGTACTCGTCGGTTTCCATCATGGCCTCCACGGCCTCCCGCTGGTACTGCTCCTTCGTGTTCTCCAGCTCGGCCTGCCAGGCGCCGATGGCCCGGTTGGCCTCGTCCATGACGCCGCTGTTCAGCCAGTCCATCTGAGCCTGGATGCCCTCTTTCCGCTTCTCATTGTAGCCCTCGCCGTAGGCCGCCTCCGCGTTGGCCTCCGCGTCGGCCAGGTTGTCCACCATGCCTTCATAGGTGCCCGCCATCTGCTCCGACAGGCCGCCGTACTGCTCCTGCATGTAGGCGAGGATCTCCTCCACGGCCTCGGAGCCCTTGATATCCCCGCGGGTCACCTTCTCCGCCACCGCGGCGGCGTCGCCCCACTTGCTCAGGGCCTCGTATACGTCGATGCCCCGCTCGGAGAAGTAGTTGAGGTATTCCTGGGTGGTCTTGTCCGTCAGCTTCATGCGGCTCAGGCCCGCGATGAGCACCGCGTTGTCGCTCTCGTTGAGGGAGAGGGCGGCGGACGCATCCGACAGGGTGGTGAGGATATCCAGGGACTTGTCCGCCCCGAAGGGCTTGACCAGGCTCTTGGCGTACCCCGTGATCTCGTCGTAGGTGTAGTTGGTCATGGCGGCCATGTCCTGCACGTCGGCCAGGAAGGCCGCCGCGGCCTCCTCCGAGCCTAGCAGGGTAGTGAAGGCCATCTGCTTCTGTTCCCGCCCGCCCGCAATGGAGGAACCGGAGGCGACGGCCTCCTCCTGGGCGGAGAGCTGCCCCTCCGCCGCCTCCTGCACGTAGCTCTTGAAGGCTTCATCCTTGTTCTGAAACGCCTGTGCGCCGCCGGTAATCAGCCCCAGGGCGCCGCCGATGGCCGCACCCACCGCCGTGCCGAGCCCTGGGACAATACTGCCGATGGCCGCGCCGGAGATTGCTCCGGACAAGCCGGAGGAGAGTATGCCGCCCGCATCGTCCCCGAAGGCCGAGCCGATCAGCGTATTGGCCACCTCCTGGGCGGCGTCTCCGGCCATCTGGAGCAGCCCCGCCTTGCCCAAGGCGGCCAGCATGGATGCGCCACTGCCGTCAGCGCCTCCTCCCGCCCCCGCCCGGTTGTCGACCTTGCTGATGGCCGAGGCCGCGTTCCGCGCCTGCTTGTAGAGCTCTTGATAGGCCGCGCTGTTCTCCTTGATGGCCGTCTCGGTGTCGCTGAGCTCCCGCCGCAGCCTGGCCTGCTCGTCAATGGCGTCGTCCAGCGCGCCCTTGCTGGTCTCGTCCTTCAGCTTGCGGTAGCTCTTCTGGGCCTCCCTGACCTTTACATCCGTCTCGGCGATCGCCTTTTTCAGATTTGCAGAGCGGCCGACCAGCTCGGTCTGTGCCTTGTCATACGCCTTCAGGCTGGCTTCCAGCTCGTCCAGGCTCTTGTCAAACGCCTTGTTGCTCCCGGCAATGCTTTTCAGCGTTGGGCTCACCCGGTCGTACAGTGTCATGACAATGCCCACTTCTTCCGCCATATCCTCACCTCCTGTTGACTTTCCTGCCTGGTATGCTATAATCGAACTGCAAATAGAAAGGGGGAGGGCTTCCATGACGCCGGAGGAACGCCGCGCGCAGCTTGCAGCAGAGCTTGACACCCTTTTGGACGCCGTTGTATCCATTGGCCCCCACTCCCAGCGGGATGCCGACGCAGGCGCGCCGGAGGGCGCTTTCCTCGCCGAGCTGGAGCGCCAGTTGAACGAAAAGACCGCCGAGCTGGAGGCGCTCAACGCCCGCATGAATACCTTCTCCTACCGGTTCCGGGCGACCAGCCGCGGCCTGCTGTGGCTGGTCTGGCTGGCTGCGGCAGGCATGCTCGTATTCTCCTTCACCCTTGCCCCTTTCCTTGGCCCTGGATACCAGGCCGTCTTTCTGCCCCTCGCCTTGGCCTGTATCGCGTGGGCCGTGTGGGCCAGCATCCCGCCCAAGGTATAGCCCCTCCGCCGCCCCCTTCCGGGGGCGGCGTTTTCGTTTGTGTCCATGCCTCTCCGTGTCACACTCCGGGTTGGCTCCACGGCCGTAGGGGCCGACGCCCCAGGGCGGTCTCTCTTGCCCCCTTGGGGCAATTCACCTTCTGCCCACATCGGCCCGCGTTCCCGCTTCCTGCCATGCTCCGGGTTGGGCGCACGACCGTAGGGGCGGCCCTTGTGGCCGCCCGCCGTTCTACCTGGGTTCCCTCCCCTCTTCCACCTCATGGAGGGCGAACGCCAGAGTCAGATCCCGGCCTCCCTGGCCCATGCCGTAGTACATCTCCGGTGTCCAGTGATGCTTGTGGAACAGGTAGTAAACCAGCTCCAGCTCTGTGTCGCCGCCCTCCGTCAGGCGTTTTTTACTTCATCAATGGTGATGCGGCGGAACCCGCACAGCCGCTCCACCGCCCGGCTGAGATCCTCGATCTCGCCCGGCAGCAGCATGGCCTTCACCGTCTCGGCCGGGGTGGCTCCGCCGTACTTCTCCTTCAGCTCCTTCGCCTTCAGGTCGGGTTCCACACAGCCGGCCAGCAGGATATCCAGCATTGGGTCGCCCGCCACCGAATCCCGGATGCTTTTTACCTTTCCGTAGGGCAGCGCCCTCAGCTTGAATACCACGTCCGTGCCCAGCGCCTCGCTCAGCCGCTTGACGCGGTACTCTGCCGTGGGCAGCTCCTTCTGCACATTGGGCAGCTCCGGCCGAAGCAGAAGCGCCAACAAATCCGTCCTTTTCTCTTCCATGTCACTGCACCTCAATCTGATCCAGGTATTCGTAGTCGCTGAAGGTGAAGGGGGCGGTCACCGAGCCCACGGCGGCGGCCTGCCAGTCGGCCAGGGTCAGGTCGTCGAAGCTGACGTCGTAGAGTGCCACCCGCTCCGCGCCGTAGCTGTCCGGGTCCCGCAGCTTGGAGATCACCGTGAAGCGCCGGTCCACGCCGCGCTTGATGCCCTCCATCCTCTGGGCGAAGCCGGAGTCCACCTTGTGCAGCGTCAGGCTCCCGGTGCCGCTGGCGTTCATGGCCTTGTGGGTGGTCATGAACCGGCCGCACAGGTTGACGGTCTCCTTGTTCAGCGCCACCTTGGCCTGACAGGCGGAGACCTCCGCCACCTTCTCCCCGTCGATCCACAGCTCGCCCCAGGTGCCCGAAATGACCCGCCTGGCGCTGTCAATGGTTCTTGCCATAGAAATCCGTCCTTTCTGTCCTTTATCCGGCCGTCTGCCGGTTCGGTTCCCTGTCTGCCTGTTTGAAATATCCGGTCAGATACCACTCCTCGGCCCGTCTGGCTTCCTCCTCCGTCATTTCCGGTGGCAGCGGGATGCTACCCCCGCCCGGGAAACTCCAAAGCCCGCTCTCCGGCTTCCCTTCCAGCAGCAGGCGGAAGGTCTCCCGCCCCCGCGGCGTCACCAGCGTCTGCACGCCTCCCTTTCCCGTTTCCCGGTCAAACCATTCCTTTACCTCGAAGCATTCGTTGTTGGGCCGCGTGGCATAGGGCAGCAGTTTCCCGCTCTTCCCCCGGAACAGGTACCGGTTTTCCAGCAGCCAGCGGATGAATGCCTTTTCCCCCACGCTCAACAGCTTTGCCGTCTCCCGCAGGCTCAGAAGCAGGTTCCGCTCCACCAGCTCGTTGAAGTAGTCGATTTTGGGCTGCTGAACCGCCAGCTCCCTGGCCAGGAGGGCCCGGTCCCGCTCCGCCACCCTGCGCCCCTCCTGCTCCTCCTTCAGCCGCTGGGCCAGCCGCAGCAGGAAGTCCGGGCTTAAAAGCGCCTGTTCCAGTGTGTGGGGCGTCATGTACACCCCGTGCTTCCGGATGGCGGGCAGCACCTCTGCCGTCACCCACCGCCGGAACTTCTTCGCCCCCGGCAGCTTGCTGGACAGCACCAGGGAATACAGGCCCGATTCGTTGATGATGGTCATACCCCGGTTTGGAATATCAAAGGTCGCGTTTCCCGCCCCCCCGGCTAACCCGTCGTTTTGACGGGTTAGAATTTTTTTGTCCTCTTCGTCAACATGCTTTCTAAGCGCCTGGTCAGTATCGCTGTACCCCAGCGCCTGGGCCACATCCTTGCCCACCAGCCAGGGCTCCCCGTCGAGTTCGACGGTGCGCACCGCCCCGAACTCCTGGTTCTCAAAAATCTGCATTTCCTTCATAATCTCCGGCCTCCTCCGCCGGCTTCCATGGGTTATGTGTCCTCTTCTGTTTCTGTCCTCTGATGTATAAGCATTCGCACCAGCTCGCCCTGCTCCTTCTCCATGTCACAGACCTCATGAAGAATCACACCGAGCATGGTCTGGATATCCAGCGCATGAGACCGGATAAGCTCACGGTAAGGGCCGAACATCCCCTTCTCCCGGATGAAAAATCCCAACTGGGTGTCCACCGCGTCCACGAGAACCCGCAGCGTATCAAACCCGGCCCGCACGTCCTCCGCTTTCCCTTTCGCCGAATCCACCATGATAAAACCCTCCTGTTGCTTTTCCGTTGCCTGCCGTGCTATAATAGCCCCGGAGACGAGTTTTAGGGTGGGGCCGGGTCTCCCCGGCCCCCGGCCATTACTTCGGCCAGACGCTTAACAGCGCCTCATGCAGTGTGGAGAAGGACTTTCCGCCGCAACTCCACGTCCCGTTCTGGAACCGCATGCCCTCGCCTCCTTCCGCCGCCCGGTGCCACGGGCGGCTTTTATTTGTCTTGGGGTTGTCCCCCTTGACAATGCCAGTATACTACGTTGCGCAACGTATTTCAACTGACACCCTCCACAACATTACGCAACGTATTTCGTGCATTTTGCTACGTTGCGCAATAAACTGCGGCATAGTATACTAGGTTTGGGAGGTGGTACTTTGGCGGAACGAAAGGCCAAGTGGCAGAACGACTATATAGCCCGCACCTATGATCGGGTAAACCTCACCATGCCAAAGGGGCGAAAAGAGGTCATCCAGGCGAAAGCGGATGCCCAGGGCGAAAGCGTCAACGCCTATATCAACAAAGCCATTGAACAGCGCATGGAGCGGGAGGCCGGGGAGTAATCCCCGGCCTTTTCGCGCCCCGGGCGGTGCTACAGGTTGTCCACGGAGAGCTGGAAGTCCTCCATGGCGTCCACGAAGCGGCCGCCCACCCGGACAAAGACCCAGCTCCCGGTCTGATACTCCCTGATTTCCTGCGCGGTCATATCCGCCGTCTCAATGCCCTGGGAGCGCATCCACTTTTCTTGAGCCTCCACGTCGAGCTCCGCCCAGCTCTCCCCGGAGGAGAGCACCCCCTGGCCCTCCAGCTCGGCCAGGAAGGTCTGGATGGCGGTCACCAGGACGCACTTGTTGTCGTAGGTGTTGGCGTACCGGCCCACATACTCGTCCTGGATGGTGGTGCGCAGATAGTAGGTGAGGAGGTCCATCCCCTCCACGATCTTGATCTTGCTCCAGTCCGCCTTCCCCGTGGCGGGGATGGTGGTCAGGGAGTTGACGCCCCGGGCGATCTTGGCCTTGACGCCGTCGTGGATCAGGATGAGCTTGCCCGCTTTGATGGCCGCCTCCTGTTCCTGTGTGGAGCGGGGCGTCACGGCGGTCAGCTCCGTCAGGGGGGCGTAGGTGGCCGACATGCCCGCGGGGATGCCCGCCAGCACGCCCGCGATCCGGCTGGCGTACTCCCCGGCGGTGTAGGTGGTTTCCCCCTCCGCAATGGCCCCGTCGGTCTCGGCGAAGTCGATGATCCCCATGTCGTCCGGGGCCTTGGCGGCGTTGGGCTCCACCAGCTTCTCGGTGAAGTAGGCCGCCCTCCGGTCCTTGACCCACTTCTCCAGCGCCGTCAGCTCGGCGGCCGTCGCGTCGGGCGGCCCGGCCAGGTAGTCCAGCGTCAGCCCCTCAATGCTCTTGAGACCCGCCTCCAGGGCGGTGGTATCCTCCGTACCCGTGGCGATGACCACTACCACCACCTTGCTGGGGCCGCCCCGGTCGCTGCCGGTGAACGCCCTCCTGATGTAATTCTGGTTTTCCTGCCCCAGCTCAGCGGGGATCAGCGCCGCGCTGGAAAGCTGGTGGACGCCCTGGGCCTTGGCATCCCGTACAAATACGCCCACATAGCCCTTCTTGCTCCGGTTGGCCGCCTGCTGGGCGGCCGCCTGGAAGGTAATCGTCAGGCTGGGTAGCCCGATTGTCGTCGCCATCGTATCATCCTCTCTTGCGTCAAAGCGCAGTTCGTTTGATTGCAAAGTGCTCCATCTTGGGGGTGTCCGCCGCCTCCGGGTCCTGATAGCCCGGCCGGGCATCCACCCACTGGAATACGGCGCTCACCTCGGCAAAGTCCGGGTTCCCAAGTCCACGGTTTGCCTGCACCGTCAGGGCCCGGTCCTCCACCTGGAAAAAACCTTGGGCAAACAGGCCCATCACTGTGTCCTGCCGCTGGTTCAGCGCCTTCCGGCTGCTGTCATGGTAGGCGTCCGCCTCCACATAGCAAGTGACTAGAAGTGTCACGCTGCGGCGTACCAGTCCGATGTTGACATCGGATTGCTCCGCCTTCTGGCACTCCAGGGTAAAGGAGGGCCGCCGGAAGTCCTTGGGAAGCTCGTCATAGTAGACCGGCTCTCCCGGATAGAGGCGCTTCAGCTCCGCCTCCACGGCGTTCATCAGCGTATTGGTTGTAAGCATCTCAATAATCCACCTCATCCGCAATCCGGCTCAGCACCCGGTCCGCCGCTTTCAGCGCGAGCTCCAGCGCCTTCATTTTTGTCCAGCTATAGAATTGCCGGCCCTTGACATATCCGGCGGCCGAGGCCCGCGCGACTCCGGCCCGCCCCGCCTGGTTCCACGACCG